ATTGCTAGACTTAGCAATTAAACATGGTATATTTAAATCTGTTTCAACAAGAATAGAATTACCCGATGGCACAAAACAATATGCAAAGACTATCAATAATGAGCCTGATAAATTCTTTACTAAAGATGTTCTCTCTAAAATTGACGAGGCAGCCAAAAAAGAATTTCTCTATGGTGCAGAATAAAAAATACGTTTTCGCTCAACGTGATGTAGATGATTTTTCATGTATCAAGTTGACAGAAGCGCCATATTCTGATATAATATACACATATACAAATGTTAAATTTGCATCCGAAGAAAATGCAAATGGACAATTGCCTTTAAAATTTACTTATGAAATAAAAAAGAATCCTAATAATGTTGAAACACAATCAGAGGAATTTAGGCAATACATTGGCGATATATTAATAGAAGTAATGGAGAAACAATTAGAAAATGGCACCATCAATTTTAAATGAGAAGTTTGAATTAACAATTTTATCTAATCTCATATACAACGAAGAATTTGCTCGTAAGGCTGTGCCTTTTTTAAAAGAGGAATTTTTTAGAGATAGAACCGAAATAATTGTATTTCAACAGATAAATAATTTCATAGTAAAATATAATAATCTTCCTACAAGAGAAGCTCTGACAATTGAGTTATCAAATCTAAAGAATATTACAGAGGAAGAATTTAAACAATCAAAACAATTATTGAATAGTTTGCAAACTGAGTCTAATGTAGATCAACAATGGTTATTAGATACTACTGAAAAGTTTTGCAAAGACCGTGCTGTATATAATGCTGTATTAAAAGGTATTAAGATTATAGATGGCAAAGATAAACAATTATCTCCAGAGGCGATTCCGAGCATCCTTAGCGAGGCTCTTGCTGTTTCTTTTGACCAGCATATTGGTCATAACTATGTCGAGCAATCAGATGAAAGATTCGACTACTATCATAGAACTGAAGAACGTCTTAAATTTGATTTACAATATTTTAATCGTATAACAAAAGGTGGTCTTCCACCTAAGACTTTGAATGTGGCACTTGCAGGTACAGGTGTAGGTAAATCTCTATTCATGTGTCATGTGGCTGCTTCTATGATAACTCAAGGTAAGAATGTATTGTATATTACTTTAGAGATGGCTGAAGAACGTATCGCAGAAAGAATTGACGCTAACTTATTAGACGTGACGATTGATGAACTTTATGATATGCCTAAGAAGTTTTATGATGACAAGATTAAGAAAATGCAAAGTAAGGTACAAGGTCAATTAATTATCAAAGAATATCCTACTGCTTCTGCTCATACAGGTCATTTTAAAAATTTGATTGATGAACTTGCATTAAAGAAATCATTTAAACCAGATATAGTATTCATTGACTATTTAAATATATGTTCATCTAGTAGATTTAAAGGTGGTAATATATCTTCATATTTTTATATCAAGGCAATTGCTGAAGAATTAAGAGGCCTTGCTGTGACGTATAATGTGCCTATTGTTTCTGCTACACAAACAACTAGAACTGGTTATATGTCGAGTGATGTAGGATTAGAAGATACCTCAGAAAGTTTTGGTCTTCCTGCAACTGCTGACTTTATGTTTGCTTTAATATCTAATGAAGATTTAGAAGAACTATCTCAAATGAAAGTTAAACAATTAAAGAATAGATATAATGACCCAGGTCTTAATCGTGCTTTTATATTAGGTGTAGATAGGGCAAAAATGAGATTGTATGATGTAGAACAATCTGCTCAACAAATTGTAGATAGTAACCAAGAAACAGAAAAACAATTAAATGAACCATCAGGTCCTCAACCTGCTGAGAGTGCTTATGATAAGTTTTCAGGATTTAAAATATGAGAAAACAGATAAGAAAAAAAAGTCCATCTGTATATTACAAAACTGAAATGATAAAGAAAGGTAAGAACATACTATGGCGTGCTGTAGAAATGCCTAGTAAATTAGTTTTAAAAGAGTCTTTCTTTGAGGAAGATGTTAAACCAGTTGTTAAGTTTCAAAACAAACATAAAACATTTGGTATCTTTGGGTTCCCACCATTCTTTGATTGTAGAGATGACAAAGAAAAATTATTAGATAATGGTAAGTCAAGGTATAACGCAGCTCCTAGAACAAGAGGTCGTAGTCGTACATAAATAGCACATAGGAGAGAAAACTATGGCTTACGAAGCGTCTGAAATAATGACAGCAGTTGCTTTACAATCTGATTTGTCAACTTTGGATAAAGTAAAAAATTCAATAGATTTACAAAAATTAATCAACAATGGCAAGAAGATAGTAAAAGCTAAAAAAGATATTCAATTCGGTGACGAAAAAACCTTTCAAGGATTTTCTGCAAAACTAACTGATAAATTCATTAAAGATATGGCCGTAGGTGTGTCTGCCGCTAAGGGTATTAGAAAATACATGAATAAAGCGTCAGGTAAATTAACCGTCTATATGACAGGTAATATATTTCCTAAGGACGTAGAAGCCTTTAAAGTTAGTGCTTTTGGTTTTGAAGATTACAATTCATCTGATATAATAGTTTCAGCAGATAAAAAAAAGTTTTTTGGTGTATCTTTAAAGAAAAAAAAAGATGTCAAAGCTGCTGACCCAACACTTATAAACAAAGCTTTTTCTAGTGTCTTTGAAGGTAAAAAATACGACAAGTTAAAACAAGAAATACTTGATTTAAGAATTAAATATTTTTCAGGTTTAGTAAAGAAAGCAGTAAAGAAAAAAATAATATTAGAAAAAGATATTAATAACTTTAAAAGATTAAGTGATAAAGAACTATATGAATCAAAAGGCATAAACAAGAAACAATTTGGTGATAAAGGATACATTGACACAAAAGGATATGCTTCATCTAAAAAAGGATATTTAGATGAAAATACTAAAGATCCAAATAGTATGAGATTTTTTGTTAATCAACAATTATCTGACAAAAATAATCCACTATGGAGTAAATATAAAAGTGTGGTAGATGAATATTCAAATGAATTAGCAGACACTCTACTTAATATAATATTAAAGACAAAACTATTTGAACAATTAGACGCTAAAAAAATAAAAGGCAAAGATTTTGATTTTGCTTTGATAACAGGTATAGGAGATGTGACACCTAAAGGTGAGGTAAAAATTTTACCTGCAAGTGTAAAAGCATTAAGAACAACCTTATGTGGTCTAACTAGAATAGAAAAGAAACAAAAATCTGATAAGTTTGCAGTTATAGTAAATGAAGAATTATCTGCTAAATCAGACGCAGCTAAAATATTTCTTACACTTGTTAGAGGTAAATCAAAAATATTAGATTTACAAGTTAGATACAAAGGTAAATTTACACCTAGACCGCAGTTTCAAGGTGGCCTTGCAAAAGACTTTGAGACCATTATGAAGGCAGAGTGTGGGTCTGCTTAAGTATAAATAGTAGAAAAACAACGATTTATTGATGGAATAACGCTTGACAAAAGCGGTGATTTTTTGTATAATGGGTATAGTGGAGAGAGATGTATAGTTTTAAACAATATTTAAATGAATCTAAAAACACACATTTAGAGCATTTAGAAGACGAAATAATTAATAACGGATATCAAGGTGGTATCAACGCAGTAGAATTTCTTAAATCATTAAGAAATATGCTTGTCGGTTCATCTGGTAGAAAAGTAAATGTATCTGTTAAATGGGATGGTGCACCTGCTGTATTTTGTGGTGTCAATCCTGAGAACGGCAAATTCTTTGTCGGATCAAAATCTGTATTTAACGTAAATCCTAAAATCAATTATACGCCTGCTGATATAAGAAGAAATCATACAGGTGGTCTTGCAGATAAATTAATCGTTGCATTAAGAGAACTTAAAAAATTAAACATCAAAGGAGTTGTGCAAGGCGACTTCTTATATACACCAGACGAAATCAAAACAGCAACAATCAGAGGTGAGAAGGTTATCACTTTTACACCTAACACAATCACATATGCGATACCTAGTGATTCTAATTTAGCAAATAGAATACTTAAATCTAAAATGGGTATAATATTTCATACATCATATACAGGTAAAAAGATGACAGATTTAAAAGCAAACTTTGGTGTTAATGTAAATAGATTTTCAAAAACATCTGCTGTATTTTTTGATGACGCAGGATATAAAGACACATCTGGTGTTGCTACATTTACAGAATTAGAGTCAGACCAATACGATAGTTTATTAAGAATGGCTGCAGGTTCAATATCTAAAAGTAAAGGCGTTTTAGATTTAATGAAAAGACAGACTAATTTATTATCAGTAGGTGCTAGACTTAAAATATTTTTTAATGATTATATTAGAAGAGGTCAGACTATTGCAAACGTAAAAAAATTACAAAGTAATTTTAGAAAGTATTATGCAAAAGTTTTAGATGATGAAATTAGTAAAAGAAAAACACAAAGTGCTAAAGATAGATTTAATGCTCAGAGAGATGAGGGTTTAAAATTTATTGACAGATATGAAAATCAGATATACTTTGCTATAGCAAGTTATGTCACATTACAAAGAACTAAAAATTATCTAGTAAATAAAATGAATCAAATTAAATCAATAGGCACTTTTATACAGAGAGGCAATGGCTTTGAGGTTACAAATCCTGAAGGTTATGTTGCTGTAGATAGGTTAGGTCGTGCTGTGAAACTAGTTGACAGACTAGAGTTTAGTACAGCAAACTTTACCGTATCTAAAAACTGGATAAAAGGATGAGAACATTTAGAGAATTATACGAACAAAAACAAATGCGTATTGTTATGTTAGGTGGACCTGGTTCAGGTAAATCTACATATACTGAATATCTAATCAGACACTTTCAAATCAATCACATCTATCCAGGTGGCATGTTAAGAAAAGAAGTTGAGAATAATACTGAGATAGGTAAGAGAGTAAAAGACATCATATCAAAAGGTCAGTTTGTTCCTAATCAGATAGTGTTAGACCTAATACAAGCAGAGGTCGCTAAATCACCTAACGGTTATGTACTAGATGGTTTTCCTAGATACATGGAACAAGTAAAGGCGATGGAAGATAATAACATAGGTGTTGACTATGCAGTATTTTTAGATGTAAGTAGAGAAGAAGTTATGAATAGATTACTTGCAAGAGGTCGTGTAGATGATACCAAAGAGATTATCAATAATAGAATAGACTTATATAAAAAAGAAACAGGACCTGTTGTAGAATATTTTAGAGATAAACCAGGATTCATACAGATAAGGGCAGAGGGTGAACCTGATATAATAGGTAAAGAGATTATACAGAGGATAGAAAATGAAGGTAAATAGTTTTATACAAAATTTAAACGAAGGTCTATACGACCCAGGTATATTCAAGGCGTTCTTTTTAGCAGGTGGCCCTGGCTCAGGTAAAACATTTGTGACTTCAAGTGCTTTTGCAGGAACAGGATTAAAACTTGTAAATTCAGATAATGCTTTTGAAAGAAACTTAAAGAAGGCTGGTCTATCAATGAAAATGCCAGATGAAGAAGAATACTTTAGAAATATTATAAGACAAAGAGCAAAGACAACAGCCATAACACAATTAGAAACTTACTTAAAAGGAAGATTAGGTTTAGTAATTGATAGCACAGGTAGAGATTATGATTTGATTGCTAGAAATGTTAATATGTTAAAACAGATTGGGTATGATTGTTATATGGTATTTGTAAATACAAGTTTAGAAGTTGCATTGGCACGAAATGCTAGACGGGAAAGAACAATACCAGAATACATTACTACGTCAAGTTGGAATGGTGTACAATCTAATATGGGTAAATTTCAAAGATTGTTTGGTATGTCAAACTTTCTAGTAGTAGATAATAATAAATCAGATTTAGAATTAACAACCCTTACTATGAATAGAGTAAGTAAAGAAGTAAGAAAATATATGAAGACACCTATACAAAGTTATATCGCAAAAAGATGGATGGCTTCAGAAAGAAAAGCAAAAAGAAGATGATTGAAACATTTAAAAATTTTATGAATCTAGTTGCAGACAAAAAGTGTCCTGATGGTTTTAAATTTGATAGTAAACTACAAGTTTGCGTACCTAAAGGACATAAATATGTAAGATACCCTTACTTTGGTAGAATAGGAACTACAAGTAAGAACGCTGATACAGATAATGGAAATGGTGATGATAGTAATGGAAACGGTGGCAACGGCAACGGTGGCAACGGAGCAGGCAATGGCAATGGCTCTGGTGGCAACGGAGGCGGCGGAGAATAAATGAGATTTAAAGATTTTTTAAAAGAGTCTATTATAGACATACCTAGAAAAACATACGCTAGACCTGTGTTTGATAACGCAGATACTAGCAATCCTAAACTTAAACCATCAGTTAGACAACAAGTATTAGATGGTATTAAGACCTTCGAAAAATTTGGTAAAGTAGTTAAGTATACCTTAATTGGTTCAATACTAACAAAACAATATAGAGGTGACGCAGACCTAGATGTAAATATCTTATTTGATATACCTGGTTCACAAGCAGAACAAGAAAAGGTACATGAAAAAATAAGAGAGTATCAAGGCGAAATAAATGGTAAAACTATACCTAATACAGAGCATCCTATCAACTACTTTTCCATCATAGATCCTGCTACATTTAATAAGGCAAGAGAGATGGCAGATGGTACTTTTGATATAGACAAAAATACGTTTATACGAAAACCAGATCCAGGCACTTTTGAACCCGAAAAATACGTAGCGGATTTTCAGAAACGTGTTTCTGAAATAGATGTTGTTAAAGGTGAACTCGTAAGAGATATGATTGATTATGAGGAGTTATCTAATTTGTCAAGTGCAGATATAGAAAACTTGTCTAAATTAGTATCCGATAAGTTAAATGAAATTAAATCTTCTATTAACACTCTAATTGATATTGGTGACAAGACCGTACAGGATCGTAAAGATTCCTTTGACGCAGATATGTCACCTGAAGAAATCAGAAAATTTGGTGTGAAGAATCGTCTTCCCAAAAACGTGATTTATAAAATGTTAGAAAAGTATCATTATCTCAAATTTTTCAAAAAATTGAAAGAGATGATGGAAGATGGTAAATTATCACCAGAAGAACTGAAATCATTATCAAAAATAAAAGAGGCCAGGGGTAAATCAATAGTATTTACCTTTGGCCGATTTAATCCACCTACAATAGGTCACGGTAAACTATTGGATAAAATGAACTCTGTAAAAGCAGATGTTAAAAGAGTTTACCTATCTAAATCAGAGGACTCTGATAAGAACCCATTAAAGTTTAGACAAAAGATTTCATTAATGAAAAGAATATTTCCTAGATATGCAAATCAAGTTGTGACTAGTAATTCAAATCAAATATTTGAAATTGCAGTAGAACTTTATAAACAAAACTTTACAGAAATTTTTATGGTTGTAGGTAGTGATAGAGTAAGAGAATTTGAAACAACATTGAATAAGTACAATGATGTTAAGGCAAGACATGGTTATTATAATTTTGATAACATAAATGTATTGTCTGCTGGCGAAAGAGATCCTGACGCTGAAGGTGCAACAGGAATGAGCGCTAGTAAAATGAGATCGGCTGCAAAGTCAAACGATTTCACAAAGTTTAAACAAGGATTACCTAGTAATTTTGCTAGAAGTAAAGACGCTGAAAATATGTTTAAACAAGTAAGAAAAGGTATGAACTTGGCTGCTTCGTATGGATACGATGGTGGTGCAGGTGCATTAAGATTTAAACCTTTTATAACAGCGTCAACAAAAGAAGAATTAGATAACATGGTTTTAAGAGACAAATATATTACCGAACATCTTTATGATGTAGGAGATATAGTTGACAATGTGAGTAATAACACAACAGGAATAATTATTAGAAGAGGCACAAATTATGTGACTTTAGAGGATAAAGATATGAAATTATCAAAAGCGTGGTTGTATGATATTGTGGAAACGCCAGTAGTCACAGACGAGATGGCCGAAAGAGCAAAGAAGATTGCTAAACACAAATACAAAAGAGATCCAAAATATTATGATAAAGGTGGTTCTATTAAAAAATCACCTGAAGATAAAGAAACAGGTCTACCTAAAAAATATGTAAAAGGTTTATCAAAAGATAAAGCAAAACAACATAAATCTCAATTAGACAGACAATCTAAAATGAGAGATGATGACCCTAACGCATATAAACAAACCTCTGCTGATAAAGGTGCAAAAACTAAACCTAGTAAATATACTAAGAAATTTAAACAGATGTATGGTGAATTAAAAACTAGAAATCAGGATCCTACAATGACACCAACTGGTATACCTGAGGCATATGATATGGGACACGATTATGCAAAGTATACCTCATCTATAACACCTGGTGAAAAACATTATGACCCTAACTTTCAAGGTACTTCTTATAAACCAAGTAATCCTAAAGACAATTTAATCAATATTAATGCAGAGAAGGATAAAGAAATGAAGAAGAAAGTTGAGTTAAAAGACATAGAGGAATGGGCAACTGACAAAGATACAATAGATAAATATAAGGAAAGATACGGAGAAGACTGGCAATCTAAAATAGAAGAGTCTTATGAAAAGATGTTTAATAAAGTGATTGACAGCAATGAAAATATGCTAGAAGGCAGAATGAAAGACATCGCTATCGACCTTAAATCTAAAGACGAAGGTGGATTAGACGCTGAAGAATTTAAGAGAAAATACAATAAATCTAAAGCAGAAATGCAGAAAGATTTAGGTTCTCCTAACGAGAGTGTTAAACTATCTTTCAAAGAGTTTTCTGAAGAAGTAAACGAGTGGGGAATATATCCATCACAAATTACAGAGGCACAATATCAAGGCAAAGAAGTAAAATTAAATGACCCAATAAGAGGTGGTTCTAAAAAGTTTTATGTATATGTCAAAGATGGTGATTCAGTAAAGAAAGTATCATTTGGTGATACAACAGGACTATCAATAAAAAGAGATGATCCTGCTAGACGAAGAAGTTTTAGGGCAAGGCACAATTGTGACAACCCAGGACCAAAAACAAAAGCACGATACTGGTCTTGTTATCAATGGCGTGCTGGGGCAAAGGTAAATAACTAATGAGTAAATATAGATCAACATGGCATTTATTGACAGAACAAACTAGTGAAAACCTAGAAGAATTTACACAGGTCTTTGTAGTAAGATATAGAGATCCATTAAACAAAAAAAGATTTGCAGTACCTTATAAAGACCAGAAGTCAGCAAACGATAAGATGGCACAATTAAAAAGAGATGGTGTCAAAGAGATAGAAGTCACAAAAGATATGTTAAGAGGCAACATCAAGTTTAAAGAAGTTGTTGAAGATACAGACCAAGAAAGACTTGCTACTTTAAGAACTAGACAAATGATGTTGCAGACTAAAGTAAGAGATATGGACCAAGGTGATCCTAAAAACAAAACTCCTATGGCTATCGCAAAGAACGATATTGAGAATATAGGAATGAAAATGGATCAGATCAAAGATAAAATAAAAAGACAATCAATGAGTGAAGAAAAATTTAGAGTTGAGGGTGAGGTCGATTATTTTGAAGCTCCTAATCCTAAAGAATTTGAAGTGACGGTAAGTGCTAAAGACGCTGCTGAAGCTAAACAAAAAGTTATGGACAAATATCAAAAAGGCAAAAAGAGAGTTAGCTCTGTGGGAATTAGCTCTGTTGAAAAAATAAATGAAGACAATGAAACAAAAGAATTTGAAAAAGACCTTGCTGCTCAAGCAGACTTGACAAAAGGTCAGGTAAAAAAAGTACATAAGATGGCAGATGAGTTGCCAAAGAAAGACTTTAAAGATCGTTATGGTAAAGAAAAGGGTGACTCTGTTAGATATGCAACAGCAACTAACATGGTTAAGAAAAAAGAAGGAATAAAAGAAATGCAACAAATAGACGAGAAGATTGAAGGAATTAAAAATAAATCTGAAAAGTCAGGCATACCTTACGGCATTTTAAAACAAGTATACAATAGAGGTATGGCTGCATGGAAAGGTGGACACAGACCTGGTACAACGCCACAACAATGGGCTTTTGCTAGAGTAAATGCGTTCATCACAAAAGGCAAAGCATATTACACAGCGGACGCTGACTTGGCAAAGAAGGCTAGAGCTGCAAAAAAGGGGAAAAAATAATGAGTAAATATTTTGAAACAAAAGATGGTAGCCTTGAAGCAGTTTCTACAAAAATTGCAAAAGAGCAACCTACAATTAAGAAACAAGAAGCAAATGTTAAGTTAGAGAGAAAGACTTACTTTGAAAATAAACCAGGTTCAATAGGCGATGTAGCTGCAAAAGTTGTAAGTGAAAATAGTGGCTTAGTGGGTGTTGGCGGTGGTAGACCAACTAAAGGTGGACCACAAATGTATGCTGTGACAGACACATATCATTTTAGTGGTAAAGGTAAAGATGATGTAGATATGTCATTTAGAATTACAGCACACGTTAAATCTTCTAATATAAACTCTGCTGAGAGTGCTGGTGAAGCTGCAGTTAAAAGAAGTAGAGAATATAAAGACATACTTTCTAAAGTACAGAAAAAAGGTTATGACACTACACCTTCTATTGATGGTGGAGATGTGACTAAATCTAGCTCTTCTTCAGAGAAAGTAAATGTAAGTAGAGTGTCGGGAACAACCGTTAGTAATACTCCTTTATCAAAAAGAGAAGGTATGGACCCAGTTAACAAAGACGCTGTTAAGAAAAAGTTTGATGACAGAAAAGACAAAGACATTGACAACGATGGCGATGTTGATTCTTCAGATAAGTTTTTACATAAGAGAAGAAAAGCAATATCTAAGGCAGTTAAAGAAGCAGTTAAACCAGATGACAAAGGTGAGATTATCAATAAGAAAAAACATGACGCTTATGGTGATCCTAAAAAAGGCGAAACTAAACCAGTTGATCCAGAACCAAAGATTAGTCAAATAATTAAAGGTGAAAAAGAAACTACTAGAGCAAATG